GTCATTTTATAGTTAACGAGGAATAAAATCATTTCTCTTATCCTGGTGATATAGCTCATCATACCTATTTTTCTCTACCAAGGAATTCCAAGAAGGAAAACCTCTTTGAAGATTTTCCATAGAAATATCTGCCTGTTTCATCTTTTTCATAAAGTCAGAATTTGTATGAGAACGATTTATAGCAGTTCCAAGAGTTTGTTCAGGAGCATAACCCTCTTCTTTTTCTATTATATACATCGACGCAGCAAAAGCATGATACAACCATGAATAGGCATTGTAATTAGAGGCATAAGTGCCATATGCATGACCTAAAACAGACAAGAGAAAATCGTAGATATCTCGATCCTTACATTCTCTTCCCCACACAGACTTAATCTGATAGTCACACATATTTCTAAAGGGCAAATAATATGGTTGAGTAGAATGCTCATCTCGATGACGATTTCGAACATTATTATGTCTTAAAAAGACTATTCCTTCCGAAATCTTATACCCGTTTCTAGTATGAACAGTATAAGAAACATCTGGTCGAACATCTCGTATGTCAACTCCCAAATATGTCTTACACCATTGAGCAAACTGTATCATATTAAAATAAGCAACACTATCATCTCGTTCAGTAGTAATAATATGATCATCTCCATAAACTATTATATTTATAACACGCTGAACCAATTCTTCCTCCATCTTCGCACGAACATGTACAGGGGCTTTCAATATTTGCATAACTCCATACATAAAGAACCATAGACTAACAATCCACGAATCTCCATGAGAAGTCATCCAAGCTCCCGAAGGCATCTTGCCAATTACTATTGCCCATAATTTTTGGAAAAAACGAACCACACGGGCCGACACAGTACGCGCCAAGAAATCTATTATTCTCATCATCTCCTCATACAGAGGATGACCTTTCTTATAGTAGACCCCTGCCATTTGATAAAACAATTGAAGAAATATGTAATGGATTGATTGATCAAGACTAGAGAAGTCACCATCTCCAAAAACTTTTTTCCATTCCTCGGAGAACACAACCCCTAACCTTTTTGCCAAAAAGTCTGCTCCTCCTCTAGACCACTTCATTCCAACAGAAATAATATTACCTCTTTCAAATAACATTCTCATCATATTAGATATTCGCTCCAAATCTATAAAAAATTCATTAGGAATTTCGTATGATCGAACCTTTGCTAACCACTTCTCCCATGTTTCTCGATTTTTCTGCTTTTCTCCAACATCAGTGTAGTGTTCATTCTTTAAATTTTGCGTAAATATTACCTGTATTGGCTCATACCCTGAAAGAAAATCTGCGATTGAATAAAGAACTGCGTGGTGCGACTGTATTTTCTTTTGAGAGGCCTTTCTTATTATGTCTACTTCATATCCTTCTCCAAGTATATTAAAATTCTTCACTTGCTCAAAATATGATCCTCCAGAAGCACCTAAGAACATATTATCACAGCGAGAGATAGCTATTTCAGGATCCTGAGTTCCAATCTTATCTAATGTTCCCATTGCTTCATACATAAGATTCAAAGCTTTTGGAACATGTGATAATGACTGTTTCAATGGCTCAGTTAAA